CTAAAACAATTTGCGGAAGAAGGCGGCTACAGCCGTAAATACCTTCGTCTTCCGAAGAAAGAAAAAGGCAACCGCCAATAGTACCAAAATCCCGAAAATGTAACGCCACCTGTACGGGTCGGCCGCCGGCTTCTCGGTAATATCGGTTTCCTTATCGGTGTCCGTGTTCACTTCTTCCGTTTTGGTCGTTTCCGTCTTCTGTTCTTCCTGCGTTACCCCGGTAGCTTCGGCCTTCTGTTTTACCGTGAAGGTTTCGATACTCTTAATAGCTCCCTGCCTTCCGGTATCGGGCGGCTGCTTCTCTTTCGGTTCCTTCGGCCGGTTCTTGGGCGTGTCTGCAACCGGATTAGACGGGCCGCCCGCCTGCATAGTGTCCGGCTTTGCCTGCCGGGTATCGGGTTTCGGCGGGAAAAACTCGATTTTCGTATAGGTTACTTCTACGCCTTCGGTTTTCGTATTGTCTACCGTCCGGCGAAATTCGGCCGCCGTCGTTTCGTTCCGCTTTTCTTCGGTCTTAGCCGTTTCCTTCGTGCTGCCGGCCAACTTTCGCGGCGTGGAACACCCGATAAAAGAAACGGCCGCAATCCCCCAAAGAATAGCTATAAAGGTTCTTGTTTTCATACGATTTCGATAGTGATTTTTTCTTTCCGGGCTATTGCGGCCTTACACCGCTTTGTAAGTTCAAGTTCGTAAGGCGTGGAATTGATAACCCGCCCCTTTACCTTGTTTTCTCCGACCAAAATACAGCCGGAAGTGTCCTTACCGGTATTGCCACGATGAATTAGAATGCCGTCGAAATGCGGTACGTTCAAAAGGCGAGGAAGGTCGCGCCCGAAGCGCGGCGAACGGTTTACGGTTATTTCGTAGGTTCCGAACGGTATAGCCGTTTCGTTCTTTACCTTCTGTTCCCCATTGTCAAATTTGCCGTTTCGGTTGTCGTCCCGGTTCTTGTCTTCCAAGGTATCGCAAAAACGCACCCCGTCAATAAACAGCGTACCGATAGTATAGGTTTCGGCGAAGTATCGCCGTTTAAGCGTTAGTTTCATTGTCGCCCCCTTTCTCTTTTTCCTTTTTTAGATACTCGATAACCCCGGCTATAATCTCCTGTTCGTCCTTATGCTGGATGATTTGCGAAAGGATTTTAGCCGCATCCCCGATTTTGGCCCGCTCCTTGGCTTCGCTATTCTCGTAGATACTCTTTAATTCGATAAATCCCACGAACATAGCCCCGATAAACGTAAAAAACGGCAATACCGGTAAAGTGTGGTTCGTCTGCGGATTTAGCTGCGTAATAGCCAACATTTGCACCACGTCGATAGATGTAATTACGAGTATCATATTGAAATACCGGCTTATTTTGTCTACTGTCTTACGCAATCCGTACGAAGACCGATATTCCCCCCGTTGTTTGGCCTTTCGAATCCCGGCCCAAAGGTCAAGGAAGACCACGAACAAAACAAGCGCGTAAACGCAAGCTATAATAATAAGTTGCGGCCCGAAGGTCTGTAAGATATTTTCCATAGCTTAAATTCCCGCTGCCCCTACGTCGATACCGGCGGCGGCAAGGTCGGCCCGAACCATTGCTTTAACCGCAAGCACTTCTTTAAGGTAATTTTCGTATTCGGTTTTGTCCGCTTTGTCCGTCGATAGCCCAAGTACGAAAGCGTTGTACTTATTGATAAGGCTAAATTCTTCGGTTTCGTCCCGGCGGGAACGCAAAACGGCCTTTACGCATTTGTCGTAATCCGGCCGGCCCCATACTTCCACCGTGTCGTAATCGTACGCCTTCCTTGCGGCCGGTACCTGGTCGCCTTCTGCTTCGGCCATAGGTTCCGGCGTTACTTCCACTTCGGTAATATTGTAGTTGTAATGCCAACTGCCGTTGCCCAAGTCCTGCAAAATGGGCGGTCTATCGTTTGAATTTGATTTCATACTTCGATGTTTTAGAAAGTTTCTTAATCAAGTGTTTGCTATCGCAAGACTTCGCCCAACCCCACCAAGGGCAAATAGCCTGCTTAAAGTCCTTTTCGGATAATGGCCTTTTCCGTTTGTTCAGCTTCGCCAACCGCCGGCAAAAAGTCTTTTTAATGCCCTTTCGCATTCGGGTATGCGTGTGGAAAAATACATATCCTACGAAGTCGATACCGCGAGCCGCTACGGGGAAAACTTGCCAATTCCCTTTAACCTCTAATTTCAAATCCCCCAAATACGCCCTAATTTCGCCCATTAAGGAATGAAGGTAGGATTTATCCGAAGCAAGTATTACAATATCGTCCGCGTAGCGGAAGTAGTGCTTTACCCGCTTCTGTTCCTTTATCCAATGGTCGAAGTAGGTTAAATAGAGGTTAGCGAAATATTGGCTTAGGTAGTTTCCGATAGGTACGCCGTCCGCCGAATCTATAATTTCGTCAAGTAGGCGAAGTAGCCTTTTATCCTTCAACTTGCGGCGCAGAATGGATTTTAGCACGTCGTGGTTAATCGAAGGGTAGAACTTGCGAATATCCAATTTCAAACAAAACGTAGTACCTTCCGGGTCTTCCCGTAGGGCCTGTTTTACCTTCTTCGCGGCCGCATGAATCCCCCGGTTCTTAATGCAGCTATAAGTGTCCGCCGTGAAGGTCGAAACCCAAATAGGCTCTAAGACGTTCATTATAGCGTGGTGCAAAATACGGTCGGGAAAGTAAGGCAAGCGGTATATTTCCCGTTCTTTGGGTTCGTAAATAGTGAATACGTCGTACTTCGATGTATGGAAAGTACCGTTTAGCAAGGTTTCGCGCAACTTCAATAGGTTCACTTCCCGTTTTTTATCGTGTTCGATAACTCCGTACGTGCGTAACTTACCCTTACGGGCCTTTTCGTCCGCAAGCTGCAAGTTCTCGATAGAACAAACCTTCTCGTACAAGTTACCTATTCGCTTCATCGCACTACTTATTTGCTGATTCCTTAGGGAATGTTCGGGAAGTCCTACTAATACCCCTTAAATAGTTGTTGTTTTTTGCCAAGTGGCAAGGTTTTTACCCCGTTAAAATCTGCATAGCTGGGAGCTGACATTCGCATTCGTATTCGAAGCCGTGTTATTCGTATTCGCGTACGAAAAGCCGGCATTCGCGCTGTTATTCGCATTACCGCCGAAAAGCACGCCCCAAGGGTAAACCGCCTTTATTTTCACTCGAAATAATACCTTGTTCCCGAAGCCCGCATAGTTACTTTACGCGGGAAGGCGTTACGCTCCTTAATCTTCCCAAGGATATATTTAATTTCTTGCGAATTGGTAAAGAACTTCCGCGCGTCTTTATCCGGGTCTTCTTTATTGAACTTAATCTTAACCAAGAAGCGACCGGTTCCGAACTTCGTTTTAACGTCGTCCAAGAAGTCAATAACCCAAAAAGAAAGGTTAATTAACTTCTGCTGGGTTATTTCCGAACAATTGAAGTGCTTGTTATT